TGGAACTATTTTAAATAAACCAAGATCAAATATATTTGATATTGCAACCTCTGAATTTTTTTCAAGAGCTTCATTTATCTCTGATGTAATATATTGAGTTGTTAGTTTTGGATTTAAAATAATTTCAGAATTAGATCTTACATATTCAATTATACTACTATCAATTGAAAATCCAAATTTACTTGCCAGTTTAATTGCCCTAAAAACTCTTCTTGGATCATTTTTTAGAGCAATCTCTGGAGGGACAGGAGTTCTGATTATTTTTGATTCAATATCTACTTTTCCCATTCCAGTTGGATCAAATATCTCTCCAGTCTCAAGATCCTGGTACATTGAGTTTATGGTAAAATCTCTAGAAAAGGCCTCTATGTTTTTTATCATATCTGGCTTATTTTCAGACAACCACTCTTTGACTCCAGGATGAGAAAAGCTCAACACATTTGGAGAAAAATCAAAACTTTTTCCAAAATAGAAAACTCTAATATGTCTATCTTCAAACATTTTAAAAAACTGTCCAGACTGAAATGAAAATAGAACGCCGAGCCTAATGCACTCCTGAGAATTAGTCGTTATATCAACATCGCTTCCAGCATCAACTACTCCGAGTAGCTGATTTCTAACCAGACCACCAACAACATAGGGTCTATCTATTGCATAAGAAGAGCTGATTTTTAACAAAAGCCCTAACCCATTGCTATATTCTGATAGATTTTTAATTATCAAGATCTACCCCTATTAGCTCTGCACTGGTGGTGGTGTTACTGGCGATGGAGTCGTTACGGCTGTAGGCTGTGGTGCTACCTGCTCTGGAACTTCTGCCTCACCTATAGCCTCTTGTCTTGCCATCTCCATAATTGCTTTATTATTTGATAACATACCAAGCATCTTAGTTACTCTAGTTAGAGCATAAGAATAAGACTCAATTAGTTTGCTCTGTGCCTCTGCCAACTCTGGAAACATTGATGCTATACCTATCTTGTCAAGCATAATATCAAATTCTGCCAAATATCTAATTACTCTACGATCTGAAAGAGTACCTGCAATCTGTTCTAGCTTCTTTGATGCATCATCAACGTCTATATCTTCCTTCATAATATCGCTGTATTCTGTAGGAGATGGTCCAGGAACAGGATCAACTTCGCTTAGCAGCTCCCTTCCTTTTTCAATATTTTCTTTTTCTTGCTGCTTCCTCTCTATCTGAGCCTGAGACTGCTCTGGGACCTGCTCTGTTGCTTCCTGAGCTGGAGCTGCCGCAACCTCTGGTGGAGCTGCCTCTTGAGCATACTTGTAGAATACTGAGGCTCCATCATCAAAGCCTAACTTTTTTAGTTGATTTGCGGTTCTATAGCTGATATCAGATGCAGTGGCCTGAAGTCTGACTTTACCAACTTGAATATCTAACTTATTTAATACTTGAGATATTTCCTCATATTTATCAGCGTCAATATACTCTTCACTTTCTTTTAAGATTTTATCAACTCTTCTTAAGGCAGTATTAAACTTTTTTTTCCAATTTTTATAATTAATCTTTTTTTCACCTTGTTCTTTTGCGCTATTCATTTGTGCGTCATGATCTATAACATAATCTGTTCCAATATAATTAGATGTGGAGGTATATGCATCCCCAGTTGGACTCAATGACATCTGATATGATGCTGTTTTAACGTTATATTTCAAGTGCTCTCCATGATTATAATATTTTAACCAATTTAAAAAGTTATTTTTTTCTTCTTCATCTTCAAAAATATTACTAGAATATTTTACAACAGCATCATCATAACTCATTCCTTCTTTATAATGTGCTTCATAAATTTTATGAACGCAACTTGCCCAGCTTTGAAGATTGTAACCAAAAAAAGGGTTTTTAAAAAAATAATTTTCTGCCATTGGATAGGCTACTTTTTTAAATCTATTATCACCAATAATCATTGATGTTATAAAAAAATAAAAATCATTATTTGTTTTTAATTTCTTTATAATATCTTTATTTTTCCATGCAGATTTAACAAACTCATCAGATTTGTTTTCAAGCAATTTTCTTGATGCATTTTTTAATTTAATATAAGCCAGAGAATCATCAGAGTTTATTTTTGATGATACTTTTCTTATATAATTATCAATTTCATGATTATATTTTTTCATTTTAAACTTTTTACTAACTGATTTATAGAATTCATAAATAGTGTTTTTTTATCTTCTGGTTGTTCAATAAAAGCAGGATCTCTTATAATTCCATTTAAAGCGGACTTTATCTGATCAGATGAGAGATTTGGATCGCTATGTTTTAACTTATTCTTTATCCAATTCCTTATGCTAATCTCACTATTTAGATCCTCAAGACTTATGATAATACCATCAGATGGTACGTTTGAATTTTCACTAGACTTCTTCTGCATCTGATACCTCTATTAAGTACTGATTATATTCTGGAGAATCATGTTTTAAGCCAGTCATTCTGTAGTTTAGTTTTTCCATAAAAATCAAAACTAAGGCAGGATCCATATCTCTTAGGACATCAATGACAACTTCCTTCATGATGTTTATCTGATCATTTACAATATTTACATTTAAATTATGCTCTATTTTCTTATCTGCAAATCCCTCTATGTATTTTTTCCAGTCCTGCATAATAGATCTCATCATATTTAGATATTCTAAAAATAATCTATCATGCTTAATGTTGCCACCAGCAGCAACCGTATTGTAATAAAATTCCATTCTAGAGGAAATTAGCTTTTCCATCTCCAAAAGCTTTCTTTGAACATCCATTTCATTAGAGACAATTTCATTTATTTTTTTCTGATACTCTGAAGAATTTGAAACAGCTAGCTTTAGCTCTGCATCCGCCGAAACTAGCTCATCTGTTTTTTTCTTTAGTTTGATATCCTCAAGAAGATCGCCCTTTATATTTAGATTTTCAGATCTGAATTTCTGAAGAGTCATATATGATATATGGAGTCTTTTTGTTCTTGGATACTTCTTTTTTAACCATGCCTCAATCTGCTTAACGGATTCACCATTAAGCAGCATTTTAATTATTTCCTCTTTATCTGGATGTCTAGCAACTTTATTTGTTTCCATTTCGTTCCTAAAAAAATAAGCCTACTACAGGCTTATTTTACTAATTCAGTTGTAATTTACTTTTATCTAGCAAATATTTTTGTCTGATTAGAAACAGATGTTGGAGAGAAATTTCTTCCATCACTTGTTTTAAAGCCCTGATTGTAATCAAAAACTTGTTTTGTATAAGGATTTACTCTTACGCCGTCAGATGGGATTGCAGCTTGGACACCAGGCATATCAGGGGCATATCTGGTAGATAGAGAGTGATTTCCTTCTGAAATTATTGGCTTGTAGTCTGGCTGATCCCCAAATACACCATATAGAGATCTTGAGCTTGGCTTAGGTAAATTTAACTCTTCAAGTAAATCAAATCTATTCTGATAGCTTGTAACACCAGAAGTTGACTGCTGAAGTATTCCTTCGGCCTGTGCTTTCTTGTATAGTTCTTTTAGAGCTTCTTTTCTTGCTGTTTTTGTCATGATTAGCTCATTACAATTTTGCTGGTTGAAATTATTGTTCCATCTATAGAGTCAAGATTTCTCTTTTCACTTCTGAACTTTGGAACTGGTCTTCCCTTCTCATCAAAGGCAATTTTGCTAAGTGGTAATCCAAGCTTTGGACAGAACCACTCAACAGAATTCTTTGTTCTGATTAGATCTCCACGCTTAACCGCTTCTTTGATAAGATCTGAGTCAAAAGATTTTGCTGCAGTCTTTAAGAGCTTCTGGAAATCTTCTAGGGCAGTCTTAAATCTTTCTGGGCCAAACTTTGTTCCTATGGTTGAGAGAGCATCTTCAGAGGACTTATAATCTTTCTTTGAAACTCCTTCAATTACAACGTCTATAAGCTGGGCGTATGAAAGCTTTCCAAGCTCATCAGAATCTCTTGAGAAAGAATGAGAGGTGGCTGGTGCAGTTCCGGCAGCAAATTCCTGATATCCAGATGGAGAGAAATCATATTTGGTTGTGCCAGAAATAAACTCTGATGGCATAACAACTCTTTCTCCACTCATTTCTACGGGAACAACAAAGGATCTCTCCCCTACTGAAGTTGCTGTCTTCACAAGGAATGAGAGACCTCTATTGTTTGTGCCGGAGAATTTAACCTGTGCTCTTGCACCCCAAGAAGAAATTTCTGCTGCAACTACAGAGTGAGCAAGCTTAATCTGATTGGTTGAGAATCTATTTGAGGCAAGAAGAATTTCTTCTGAAATGTCAAATTTCTCCTTCAAAGCTGATGGTGCAGAAACATTTGGAATTGAAACAGAGTCGCTCTTGCGAAGATCTGCGTATTTAGAAAGATTAGTATCCTTCTGTTTCTTCTGAGCTGTCTTAAGAATTACAAGAACATTCTCTTTATTAAGCTTAATGAGTGAACCTTCAGCTACAACCTCTGAAGGTATTCCAACTGAGCCATTGCTAACCTGAACTGGAATACTTACATAGCTTGTTGTAAAGTCTGGATTCTTGTAGTAGGCATTGCAAAGAATGTAATGCTCATTTCCAGTGATGGTCTTTACCATATCTGGCTTAATTCCCATTGCATTAAGCTCTAAGGTAACAAGTCTTTCTGCCTTTTTTACTAGATTCTTGTTGTAAGTTCCGCTATCATCATTTGATCCAAATGAAAATAGTACAGAAAATGCATCTGATAATGGAGTTTTATCAGTTAAGGCAACTGGCTTAGACATATCAGCTGCAGTCTTTGAAATGGTGGATTTTACTGGCTCTGGAAGCTTGCCATAACCATCACGGAGAAATTCTCCAAGCTCATCACGAAATGCTGTTGCTCCACCAGAGATATTGCCAAATCTATCATAAAGATTTGTAATTTCTGACTGAGAGATAAAAGCCTGTCTTGATGCCATTTTTTTAATGACACTTCTCATGTTTCCAATTACCTGATCTTTCTGGTTATTTTCCCAGGCAGAATCAAATTTATTTAAAACATAATTGCTAGGATATTCTTTACCAACTTCCAGCGAGCGAAGTGCGGTTTCTGCTTGTTTTTTTAAAAGTTTTAATGACATCATTTCACCTAAATAAATTTTTTCAATTCTGGAAAAGTTGAGACTAAAGATTCTCTCTTTGTTTGTGGCTGGTCTTTTAATAATTCAATTACAAAAGAATTATCGGAAGAGGTTTTTTCTATGAGTGCAGATTTAAATATAGAAATATCATTAGCTGAAAATCCATATTCATCTGAGGAGAATCTTGTAATTGGAATATTTTTATATGATAATGTTACATTTCTTTTGTCATAATCAGAAATGACTTCCCAATCTCCAGCTTTTCTTGTTTCAAATTGAGGGTTAGATGCTCTAACTAGATGTGGCTTTCCGTCAATATCCTGCAATGCCCACAGACCACTGTATGGGTCTCCGTCTATGGCATACCTGTCTAGAGCTATTTTTCTAAAAGAAATACTATCATTTATTTCTACTTGGTCTTTTATTCCCAAGTCAGTAGATTGTTTTTTCATAAGCTTTATTAAAGTATTGTCCAAATAGCTGGGCATTAGAAAACCTCTGAAGATATCTTGCTTTATTAATAGAAAGGTATAAATCGAAAATATAACAATATTTAAATAATTAATAGTTTAATCAATCTTTCTTTTTAAGGCTTCCATTTCTAATAAAATTTCCTGTATTTTTTCATTATTTCTGCAGATTTTTTTTAATTTTTTAAAAATTCCACCGTATCTTTTTTTATCATTTCTATAGTCAAGATTGCCACGAAGTGCCTTATGAACTGCGGATTGTGTTATTCCAAGATGTTCTGCAATTTCATTTTGAGTCTTACCCATCAATATCATGAATAATACTTTTTTTTGATGTTCGGTTAAGAGTTCACTATTTACAACTGAGTAAACCTCTTCTAAAAGTTTTTCCCTCAGATCCATTAGCTCTTCAGAGTAAGCATTATCATTCAGAATTCCGCCGATGCCTTTATCATCTGAAAAATTGTTAAGCTTTGCTTGATCAAAAGCAACTTCAACAATTTTATATTGATAATTCTTACTCTTTAATTTCATTACCACTCCATTGGAATTATACTTTCTATCTCTTGATGAAAGTCATCAAGAGATTTTTTATTATCTAAAAAATACTCTCCCGCATCTTTATAATCTAATGGAAGTTTTAAAAATCTTAATTTTATTCCTTTATTTATATATTTATTATATATTGACTCTGCAGATTTTTGTCCGGGCTCATCACCATCTAGCAGAAATGATATTTTATCAGTATATCTGGCCAATTTTATAAAGTGATTTTTAGAAAATCCAGTTCCACATGCCGCTACGGTATTTTTAATTCCAGCATCATACATGCTGATTTGATCGAAATATCCTTCAACCACATAAACATTTTGATTTAGTAGAATATCCTTTCTGGCAAGATTTAATCCAAAAAGGTGATTGGTTTTCTTAAACTTTGAATTTTTATATTTTGGAATTCCAACAATCTCTCGCTCTTGATTAGAGAGCATACACCTTCCGGCTAGAGCAATTGGGGTTCCATAATCATCGTAGATTGGGAAGGTTATAGAGTAATAGTTTGAAAACTGACTAGTGCCATCATAGTCCATAAGTCCTGCCGACTTTAAAAAATCGTCAGAAACATAATCTGCAAGTTTTTTTGCATTCCTTGGAAAGAAGCCAATCTTATATTTTTGAAAAGCATCAACGGAGAGATTTCTCTCTCCGAAGATGTAGTCTTTACCAAGCTTTGTTCTTTTGAGATTGTCGTGACAAATCTCAATTAGTTTTGTTAGCTCCTGGACTTCTTTCATCTGACTCCTCTAGTTGCTTCAATGAAGGTGAAATCTTTTCCATTGCGTTTGCCATCATCTCGCTAATGAGTATGGTGCAATTTTTTGTTTGACAATCCTTTCCATATGCTACGCCATTAATTACTACAGTTTCCACTTTCTTGTGACAATTTTTGCACTCAAACATAAATGCCTTTTTAGCAGGAGTAACAACATCTTTGTTTTGCTTCATACTCTGTTTTGTAAAAGATGATATTCCGGCAATATCATCACCACAGAGCTTACAAACCACCTCATTTCTCTCTACATCGAGGGATCCCTCTGTTCTTCCATCTGACTTCTTACACCTTGGATTACAGCTTACTAGCATCTTTACTCCATTATATCAAAAATTGTTTCTGTATCTTCTGCCATATTTTCATCATCAGATGGTAGTGAACCTTCTACCTGACCACTCAGGTACTTTTGACGACATAGATCCTCTACTCCGCCAAAACAAGCCTCATCCTTCAGATAATCTACCATAAGCTGTCTACTTGTAAACTTTTCATCAGCAAGCTCATATGTTCTATTGTTTGGTCTTGTGATTACTCCACAGAGAACTGCAAGATCAAGAAGTTCCTCTTCTCTATTGATTAGTCCCTCTGTATACTTTATGGTATAGATCGCCTCACGGAATGGTGCGCCAACTTTATTCTTTTGAATTTTTGCTCTTACCTTGTGACCGACAACAACCTCATTATCATCCTCAATTCTGCTGTCGGCAGAATTAATTGGAGCCATATTAATCATTACGCTGCAAGCGTGCTTTAGTGCCTTACCTCCTGGAGAATCTTCTGGATTACCATACATTACACCTGGATTAACACGAACCTGATTGATGAAGATCATTGAGACATTTGCCTCTGCAACAGCAGGAGTAAGCTTCTTAAGCTCTGTGGAGAGGAATCTTGGCATTGGTGCCATGTTCTGCTTGCCGATTGCAGCATCGACCTCCATTGGGGTATTCATTGCTGCTACGGAGTCAAGAACAATTAGCCCTAGGTTTTTAAACTTTGGATCTTCTCCTTCTTTTACAAGATCTAGAACTCCCTTAACGCTCTTTGAAGATTTACCAGTATTCTTATTTACTGTTGTCTTTCCAAGAAGACCCTCAAATATCTTCTTTGCATCGTTTGTCTTGGCGACAATAACTCTTTTTGTATCAACACCAAGCTGTCTTGCCCAGCCAGCATCATAAGTATATTCTGCATCAATAAACATTACTGTATTCTCTGGATTTTCATCTAGCCAAGACTTCATGCATAGAAGAGAAAGAAGAGTCTTACCGGAGCTTTCTTTTCCTGCCAGCTGAATAATTCTGCCTCTTGGCATACCACCAATTCCAAGCGCATAATCAAGAGATGGGCTTCCAGTCTTAATTACATCATATGTTCCTACTGTTTCAATATCGCCATCTAGATATAGTGTATCTTCTCCAAAAAGAGAAAGGATATCCTTTTCGCCTTCGGTTGGCTTTTTGCTGCTCATTTTTTAGACTCCTTTTTTTCAGTGTTTTATCATTTCATCTAACATTCTATATGAAAATATTTTTGATATTTTTTCATCAAATTCTTTAATGGAAAGAGTGCCCTTTAGATCATTGCATGTTGAGCAGCAAGGTGCGCAGTTCTCAACGATATAATAGCCAGAGCTATCTATTCTATCAATTCCTCTTGCAATATCTCCGCAGTAAGCACACTGTTTTTCATAGTAAAGATCTGTAAATTCTTCAAGAGTAATCTGAAAATCTATTCCTCTCTTCTTTGAATTATATCTGATGTCCCTAAAGCGACCAGATGCGCTTTGCTTATATTCTTTTTGTTTTTCTTTACCTTCTTTTGTGCTTCTGCGCAATCTTTTCAGCTCATTATTTCTTGTCTTACGCTTTTCTGATTTTTGATATGCTTGTCTTTTTTCAGACTTTTCATATAGCCTAAGCCGTTCCCTCTTCTTTTCTGAACTCATAATATCTTATTATCAATACTTGTGATTCAGATTTGTATCTGAGGGTGGTCTCCAACCTGCGGGGGGTTGCCACCCAGATGGTTTCTCTGGATTTTCTGCCATCACTGCTTCTGTGTTTATTAGAAGCAATGCGGCACTAACTGCATTTTTTAGTGCTGTTTCTGTTACCTTTTTTGGATCTACTACGCCAAGATCTAGAAGATTTCCAACCTCTCCGGTGACTAAATTATACCCCACCCAAGGGTCTTTGGAGCTGCCAATTTTTGCCAAAATATCTTCTGGAGAAATGTATCCGTTTTCTAGGATTTGTCTAAATGGCTTTTGGCAAGCTGATATAAGAACCTTGGCAGCTGGTCTAAACTTCTCTGGAATTGAGAAAATATCAATAGCAGATGACGCTCTCAGTAGAGCCGTTCCACCGCCAGGAAGTATTCCGCTCTCGATTGCTGCCTTTGTGGCGCATACGGCGTCCTCTACTCTATCACCCTTCTCGCGAAGCTCTGCCTCAGTGGAGTAGCCTACGCATACGACTGCGGCCTTGCTCTGGAGGAAGGCGAGCCTTGCTCGTACATCCTTTCTATCGGTATCTGATATTGCGGTATCAAGAGTAGCGTTATAGATTAACTCCTTCTCTTTAATTGCTGCTTCATTTTTTGCTCCACTAATGATAGTGGTATTGTATCTGGTTATATTTATCTTCTTTGCAAAACCAAGAGATTCTACGGTTGCTCCAGACAGTGGATTTCCTTTGTCTTCTGAAAAGACAGAGGTTCCAACAAGGATTGCAAGATCATCTAGCCATTGATCGTTATATCTTCCAAAGTTTGGATATTCAACGGCAACCGCATTGAGTCTACCGGATCTTCTATTTACAACAAGAGTCTGAAGTGCTTCTTGTTTTATTCCTCTGGCAATAATTAGGAGTGACTTATTTTGCTCATGCACCTTAGAAAGAACCTGCATAAAATCCTGCATATGTGTCATCTCTCTATCACAGATCAGAACATATGGATTCTCTAGTGTCACAGGATCTTCGCCAGCATTTAGAAGTGCTGGAGTACAATACCCAGCCCTAATCTCTATACCATCAGTTACTCTAAAATGAGTATTCTTTCCTGGTGTTGCCTCTGCAGTCACTACACCATTTTGACCTACAGCTTCAAATGCACCAGAGATTGCATCGCCAAGTGATGAATCATTATTTGCAGAGATTGTTGCAATGCTCTGAATGTCTCTTGTGGATGATACTGGTCTTGACAGTGTGTTTAATTGGTCTAAGATCAAAGATAGTGTGTGGTTTATTCCATCTCTAAAATAGATTGGATTTACACCATCCTTGATTACGGCTACTCCTCCACCAAGTATTTCTGCAGCCAAAACAGTTGCGGTTGTTGTTCCATCCCCAGCAACGTCGGCGGTTCTTCCCGATACCTCTTTAACCATTTGAGAGCCAAGCTCCTCGATGGGATCATCTAGGACAACCTCTCGTGCTACAGAAACTCCGTCCTTCGTAATTACAGGGGCACCAACAGCCCTGCCCATTAAAACGTTTCTTCCATATGGACCCATGGTTGTTGCCACTGTTTTGGCAAGCTTGTTGGCTCCATCAAGAATTTTATTTCTTGCCCCTTCTCCGTATAAAGTAATCTTAGACACTTTTTACTCCTATTTTTTGTTTTACTATGGCATGACAAAATGCAACCGCAATAGCGTCAGCCTGATCAAAAGACTCGCTTCCTATATTACCATTTTTATTTACTCTGGGAGTAAAGGTTGGGAAGGTTGATTTTATCACTTCAAAAATCTGATCTTTTGATATTGATTTGTTTTTTAGATGTTTTGAAATTGTAGATCTAATATTTGCAACCGTATATTTATCAGTTTCAATTCCAATTGAGTCTAGAGAAGTAAGTGACATGAGCTCATTAAAAAATGATAGAACGATAATGGTTCTTGCACTACTTCTTCCTGCGCTAAATCTATTGGCATACATCTCGACAGCAACTGCATCTGGAGATTCTTTTTTCAATAATTCTCTAACTGATTTTGATGCTTCAAGACCCCTAAAGGCAAGGGAGCCCCTTTCAGATCCTGGGGGTTTGATGTGACCATATTTAACTAGATTAATATTGGTCTCATCAAATTCTATAATTCCATAGCCTATAACGGAAGAGCTTATATCAAGCCCAATTACTTTTTTCATAGGACTATATTACTATATAAAAAAATAAAAAACACGCACATGCGTGCGCTTGCATGTGCGTGTTTTAGCTACTAAATGTTACTCGAAGTCAAAGTCAAAATTCTTTGAAGATCCCTTCTTTGTCTGAGGAACATCATCCTCATCTTCATCACGAGAGCTTGAGCTTGACATTGACATTCCAAGCATTTTTGCGACCTCATCGGCTGGCATAGGAGAGATTAGCTTGTCAAGGTTAATTCTATCATTAAAGTCTACAAACTTCTGCTTGAATGATGACTCAAGAGACTCTTTTGGATTTGGAGTAACTGAGTATAGTGGCTGCTGACCTTTTGGTCCACGATTGATGGAGATATCGTATCCAGTTACCTTTCCCCACTTTGGGTTATTGAAGAGAGTCTGAATACCCTTGTAGATCTGATTTCCAATCTCAAGAAGCTTGAACTCGTTATCAGAACGATCAAGAACCTTGATGATCCAGTTTGGCTGGCGACGGAATCCTGCATCCTCTAGCTTTTTAACAAGGGCTGGACTATTAGATGGACTTACAATCTTTCTCTGTGTTCCATCTGGAAGGGTAACCCAGTGAATATAAGTCTGAACTGGATTTCCCATGATGCGAACTACATTTTCGCCTTCCTTTAGTCTCATGTAATCATTCTTGCCACCACCGCTCTTTGGGGAAGGGAGGTCTGCCTCATTCCAATCAATCTCGCCAGATACTACTTCCTTTGCCATGTTATACTCCTTATTTTTGAATCAAATTAGAATCAGTTATTTCCAGTCAATATCGCCACAGATATCTTTTGTTTTTTGTGGTGCTGGACGACTGTAGCTCTCGTCCGCCACCCCTTCATTATACTCCGGCGTGGGAGCAAAAGTTGAATAATTCGAAGCTCCCTCTATACCATAATCCCTCCTGAGGAATGACTTTAAAGAATAGTGCCACATTGAAAAGTACTTAATTTTATTTTCCAACCAAAGCTTGCAAACTCTTGCCTTCTCTAGATCATCTTTAATCTTAATTACTTCTTCATCTGATTGAATAAACCACTCTTTTTCTTTTGCGGTTTTGTGCCCAGCTTCCTTTGCCCTAATTAAAGCAGCTTCTGCTTCGGCCTTATCATATTGAATTTTCTTTATTGAAATCCATCGCTCAACTTGAACCATCTTCTCTTGACAAAGATCTTGTGCCTCTATTGTTGAAACGAGGTAAAGCTCCGCAATATTTGCGTCAATTACTTTTGTTCTTGGCAACGAGGCGAAAATCTTTTGGATTTCTGTTAGGTCAAGATTCTCGATTGAGAAGTCTTGGGTGTTGATTATTTCCTTGAAGCGCATCGCGGCTCCCTCTCCCTATTTATAGTACGCTGCAGGTTACTTTAGAACTATCCTATTTTTTTTCGAGAGTTTTAATTCTCTCCTCCAAATCTGAGATCCTAGTGAGGAACTTTTCTACCTGCCTCATTCGCTGGTTGAAAGAAACATTTAGGAGAAAAAACAAGATAGGCTGAGGGGTGGGTTTCTCTAACGGGGGAGATATTCCGGCAATTTGCCCCGCAAGGTCTGTTTGGAAAAGACCTCGAAAGGAATCCTCGCCAAACATCTGCTTCAATCGCTCATAATATTCCCACTCCTCACGAGAAAGGGAAATTCTGGTGTTGGAAATTGATTTTATTTCAGCCTTCATCTGATCTTGTAATTCCGCCAAATCTCTTTAGGGTTGGTGAGGTTTTATAGAGTTGCTTTAGTCTCTTGACTCTTTCGTCGGTTGATTCATCCTCATCTTCTTCTGATAGATCCTCTTCATCTTCATCATATTCAGACTCCTCTGGCTCCATCATTCTTCTTAGATTTTGAATTCTAGGACTGGTAGTTTCCGTTGTCCCACCTGATGTTCTAGCAATTCTTTTTGCAGGAATTGCTCTTGGCCTCCTATCCTCCTCCTCTTCTGGCTCAATCTCTTCATCTGACTCTAGAGACTCCAAGGATGATAGAGCGGATGAAGAAATGGAATCTCTGCCCATTTCCTTTTGAAGATCAAACTTAATAAAAATGCTAAGATCATAAATTAGGTTTTGAATCAAATCTTTGCTCAGCTGATTTGAGAGAGAGACAAAAAACTCTTGAGACTGGAGCTTTTTGTTAATTATATTTATCTCTTGAGAGTCAAGATCAGAAAGTAGGCTTCCTCCGCAGGAAGGACAAAAGTTCTTGATTAGAGAAAATCTCATTTTGGGAAGAATCTTAAATTCACATTTTTGGCAGGATATCATTTTTTCCTCTATTGAATTGTACTAATTTTTTGGAGCATGGTTGGGGCTTAATATGAACCTACTAGACTCAATTGGTAATACTCCATTTATAAAACTGGAAGAAAAATTATTTGCAAAACTAGAATCCGTAAATCCTGGTGGATCCATCAAGGATAGGCCAATGAAGTATATCATTGAGTCTGCAGAGGTAAGGGGGCTAATTAAACCCGGAGAAGTTATTGTTGAGGCCAGTAGCGGAAATACTGGAATTGCTCTCGCTATGATTGGTGCAGCCAAAGGGTATCAGGTCAAGATTATCATGCCTCAAAACATGAGCGACGAAAGAAAAAAGATGATCGCTGGGCTGGGAGCAGAATTAATCCTAGTTGGTGATGGAGACTTCGACGGAGCAATAAAATTAAGAGATCATCTTTGTGCTAAAAACGGATGGTTTACTACCAACCAGTTTCATAATAAGTTGAATATTGAATGCCACAGAAATCAATTAGGCAGCGAAATAGTTTCTAACTGTGGTTTTAAAGGACTCTTTCCAAAGCTATTTATTTGTGGAACTGGAACCGGAGGAACCCTAATGGGGGTTGGCTCTGCCCTAAAGAATAGCTTTCCTGGTGTTGAGATTTGGGCAGTAGAGCCAAAAGAATCCCCTGTTATGGCCGGAGGACAACCCGGACTTCATGGAATACAGGGAATTGGTGATGGTAGTAAGTTCTTAGTTGATCTGAAGTTTTTAGATGGAATAGTTCATATCTCAACAGAGGAAGCAATAGAAGAAGCAAAACTTTTGGCAAAAACTACTGGTAACTTTGTTGGCATTAGTGCTGGAGCCAATTCTCTTGCTGCAAAGAAATGGCTAAAGATAAAGTCACTTAAAGAAGATGAAATTGCCGTCACTATTCTTTGCGATAGGGGAGAAAGATATCTTTCTATGTTTTAACTACTAATTTTGATTTTTAAATTATGAAAAACAAAATATTAAAATTATCAAAAATACTTTTTAATCTAAATCTTAGAAAAGAAGCATCAGAAATATCAGAGCTAATAAATGAAGGTTCCCCAAGCAGGGTTGATTTTTCTGGAATATTAAAGCTGAGTCCATCAAATCCTCCAACGGGAAAGCAGAAGGATCTATCTGATTCGTTTAAAGAGCATAAGCTCATACCAATTTCTGCAGAAAATTTGCACATTACTCTTTTAAATCAGGCGGTTTTAAAGCCACTTGCCAAAGAACTAAAGGGCAGGACATTTCCAGAGTATAAAGGCACAATAACATATGGCGATGCATTTTTAGTCAATAGAGAAGAAAAGAAATCTATTTTTGTCGTAGTTAATGAGCAGTCTGAAATATCAAGCTATATCTCTAAAGCACTAAAAGAAATGGGTATTACTGAAGCACTAAAAGAAAAGGGTATTACTGTTAAGCCAGAGGAAAGCAGAATATATCACATATCTCTTGCCAACATGACTGGCAATCCACATGACTCTGTTGGTCATAGCGAAGCACAACCAATAATACTAGAGGATTGCACAAAAATTTAGTTTCTAGATCTTTTTGATTCCGAAGACTTCCATCATTTCAACCAAGTTGAGAGACTTCTCCTCCATATATTCTCCAATCTCACAGATTGCCTTAAATGGTATGCCATCTTTGAGTGTGGTGACATATTTCTCGTAATCTTCAGTCCATAGAGTTAATCCTATGGTATTTCCTTCAAGATCTTCGATTAGGTATTTGCCAAATTTTCTTCCGATGTTTTTACCATTCTTGATCTTGAATTCTTTACTGAGTGCCTTTACTATTCCCTCAACCTTGACTTTAGACTTAACCTTCATAAACTTTATGTCTTTAAACTTGAAGGTATCAGAGCCACCCTTGAAGAATCCCTTGAAGATCTCGTGAGTATCTCCAGAGAGAGTTCTTCCCATTACCTCTCTTTCGTTATAAAGAAATTCTTTTCTTTCCCACTCTTCATCAGTTCTGCCAAGGTCGGAATCCCTGATCATCTTTCCCTTCTTGATTGCATTCTTTACTTTGGTTCGATAGGAATCAAAGTTCTCATGAATATCCTTTCTTGTTCTTCCGAAGATATCTAGAGCACCACAGGCGGCAAGTGATTGAATAGAGCCCTTGCCAATGAAGGCTCTAGATTCAATCTTGCAGGTTTTTGGTAGGGCATTTCCTGTTCCAACCCAATCAAGGGCTGGAGTTACAGTTTCCTCCTCTCCCTCTTCGCCAGCACAGATGATGTTATTTCCCTTTAGGAGGAAGTCACAGAAGTCTTCAAATGGCTGAGCCTTAAGCAGATCGGAGATAGCCGCTGGTCCAACTCCCTTAACGGCAGAGAAACCTGTAGCGATCTTCTTTTCTTCGATAACCTTGTAGTTTTCTGCACCCTTGTTGATATCTGGAGGTGTGATAACAATGCCTAACCTCTTACACTCGGCAAGATATTCTTGCGCCCCATCTGAATTTGGATCGGTCAGATTTAGAGTGGCGCACATAAACTCTGTTGGATAGTGACACTTAAGCCAAGCGGTTTGAACAGAGATAATAGAGTAAGAAATTGCGTGAGACTTATTGAAACCGTAACCAGAGAAGCTAGAAATCTCATGTTCCCAGACCTCCTGTGCCTCTTCATAGGTCATCTTGGAGTGCTCCATGCAACCCTTAATGAAGTTAGCCTCAGTCTTTAGTGCTAGCTCAGGATCTTTGCCTTTTAGTTTGGTCAATTTACGAAGATTGTCTGCTTCGTTAAGATCCCAGCCTGCGCAATCCTTTGCGATGCTCATCATGCTCTCCTCGTAGAGAGAGATACCATAAGTATCCTTTAGTGCTCTCTCTAGCGTTGGGTGAGTATATCTAATCTTGTCGATACCGAAACGACGCTGAATGTAAGCCTTTCTCTGCTCTGGTGGACAGCTAGGACGACCTAAAGCATTGATTGCGGCTACAGTATCAACATCGGTTGGCTTAATCTTCATGCAGAGTGGAGAAAGCGATGACTCAAGCTGAAAGACTCCAAGGTTATCTCCCTTCGAAATCATCTTGTAGGTTGCAGGATCATCAAGAGGAATTTCATCAATTCCAATCTTCTTCCCTGTTGTTTCCTCAATATACTTGAGTGCCTCAGAAATAATAACTAAAGTCTTTAGTCCAAGAACGTCCATCTTGACAAGTCCAAATTCTTCTGCTCTTGTCTTTTCCCACTGTGTTGCAGTTACGGTTTCTCCAGAATCTTCATCAACACCAATTCTGAGAGGAACCATCTCATAAAGAGGACGATCTCCAATAACAACTCCTGCGGCGTGAACTGACCACTGACGAGTAAGATTTTGAAGTTTGGTTGAGAACTCCTTTACGTCAGGATACTTCTGCATAAACTTTGCAAACTCTTTGTTTCCATCAATTGCTTCTTCGATAGTATCTACGTCAGGCATGATAGAGGTTAGATGGTTTGCAATCTCAAATGCAGAAGATTTATCTCCTCCAATCTCAAGAGATCTAGCTACATCCTTAAGAACAACCTTTGGCGATAGTGTTGCCCAGTTACTAATCTGAGAAACATATTCTCTGCCATACTTATCACGAATATAAGCCTTGACTCTATTTGGATGAGAAAAGTCAGAGTCAATATCTGGGAATGACTTCTTCTGTTTGTTGTGGAATCTCTCAAATAGAAGGTTATATTTAATTGGATCTACTTTTGTAATTCCGATGAGGTGTGCAACAAGTGATCCCGCACCCGATCCACGAGCCGGACCCACAATAACGCCATTATTATTGGCCCAATTAATGTAATCTGCAACGATCAGCATATAAGACGAGAAGTTATGAAGCTCCAAAACTGAAAGCTCGTACTTAACTCGATTCCAATACTCTCTCTTTTTCTCTGGAGAAAACCCGTCAGTAAGCTGCTGGAATCCATCCACGCAACGGTAGCGAAGATATGCCTTATCCTCTGGGAGTTCTTCGCAGTTTTCCTGCCACCAAATTTTAAATTCTAAATAGTCTGCCTGATGTCTTACTGGAAACTGTGGAAGAATTGCGCCGCGAGACTTAAGATAGTGAGGCTCTTCACAGGCCGCTGCAATCTTAAGAGAGTTGTTCATTGCAATTGTTCCAATATGATTACCAAAGAAATCTGTAATCTCATGGAATGGTTTAAGATACATTTCCTGTACGCCATAACGGAAACGATTTGGATCCGATAATGGTTTCTTGTCCTTAATAGCAAGCATCATATCGTGATATTTTGCATGATCACGATCAAGATAGTGGGCATCGCAAGTAGCCACATATGGAATATCATGCTTGCGAGAGAGGCCGATAAGTGTGTCGTTAAGTTTTACCTGATCAACATTACCATCATCTGTCTTAAGAGCGTGTGGCTGAATTTCAAGAAATAGCCTATCTCTAAAAATAGACTTTAGTCTTAGGACATTTTCTTCTGCCTTATCAAGACGATCTTGAACAATATCTCTAGAGAGCAGTCCGTTTGAACAGGCAGTTAAGCAAAAGACATCTTCATTAAAGTCCTGAATATGATTCCAGGAGATTCTTGGGGTAAGCTTACCCATGTAACCAGAGGCCTGATTATTATAGGCTTCATAGTTTAGACGAAGAATATTCTTATAGCCCTTCTCGGTTTTTGGCACAAGAACCATATGATTTGATTTCTTCTCAGAGAGATCCGAAGCGAAATAAACCTCCATACCCGGAATAAGCTTTACTCCAGTCTTCTGTGATGCCTTATATGCATCATAATGAGCGGTCATTGTGCCGTGATCTGTAATAGCAATAGAGGGATGATCTAGCTCTTTTGCCTTCTCAAAAAGAAGCCCTACATCATTCATTCCGTCTAGTGGGCTACCCTGCTCTGTGTGGTTGTGAAGAGATACGAAAGGTCCGTTGGGCATAAAATCCTCGCCTTATATTGTACGCGAACGAAAAGAGCGGGAGAATTCTACTTCTCCCGCTCGATTCTTAATTATTTGATCCTCAGTATTTCTTTTTACTTCTGCTCGACCAAGTCTGCAATATTTGCGTAGATTGAGGCAGTTACCTCAGGATCGATATCGGATTTGGCCATCTTGACTGCTTCTTTGATTTCCTTAAGGGGAACATTGTATTCGTCTACAAAGTCTGCTACGATTCGCTTACGTTCTTCGCGAAGCTCCTTCATCTGGGCATCAAGCTCATTGAGTTGGCGAACCATGGAGCGAACGTTATCCATGCTATAGTTTCCATTCTTTACTTCTGTTTTTACGGCTGTTTCGGTATTTTCAGAACTCATTTCTACTCCTGATTGTAATTCTTTGCCATGATGTTGAGGTAAGCGTCCCACCATTTGTGGTAGAGGGCCTTCATTATATTACCCTCATCTTCAGTTGCGGACTGTCCAAACTTTCTCCAAGAGATATTATTTTTTGCCCTCCTAATATTTTGAGCATAGATGGACTTTGCAATTCTTATTGTTTCTAGGGAAAGATCATTCTGCCTTCTAATGTCTGCACCGGCCTTCATTGAATATATCTTTCCAAAATCTGCAAGTCTTTCTCCTGAGTTTACAGCTCTTGCAAACTCCCTTGACTGTACTATTTTTGGATTATTTTGAACAAAGTCTCTTATCAGAAGCTCTTTCTTTTTTAGATTTTCTTCTCTAGATAAAATCTTCTTTCTTGCAACTTTGTTAACCTGATCATATGTCTCTCTGGCTTTTCTATATTCCTTAAGAAATAGCGCGTCCTCATTTAATTCCGGATTTTCTTCTAGACTCTTCTCCAACTCCATAGTGGCATAAAATCCACTTTCTTTGAGGATGGTAGCCTCTGCAGATTCATCAGCTTCTTTTATAATCTTCTTTATTTCTTCATTACTAAGATCATTTAAAGAATGAACTATTTTTGTAGGATATTCCAAATAAGAAGATGAATCAACTGAAGTTTCAAGGGTATCGATGGAAGCCAAGATTTTAGCAAAATCACTATCTACGCCTTTCTTCTTTGGAAAGCCAAAAGGACCATAGGAGTCAATCTCTCCATTTTCAGTTATAGTTAATTTTAATAACCTTGCAAGCAAGATTAGAGATTCTGATTTTAATTTGTCAGAAGACAACCTTCTATATGCAGAATTTAAATCAAAAAGATCATCTACAGTTAGATCTCTGTCATCTAATTTTGCAAATCTTATAATCTCTTTTCTAATGTTTTCTAATCCAAATGTTGAGGCTATAAAGCTCTTATAGTCTTCAACGTCCTCTTCATTTATTGGTCCCCCCCTTGAAGTTCTCATCATTGGGTTGGTTACCATATACCACATAGAATATGGATCCAAAAGTCTTAGACAAAGTCCGGAAGTTGTTCTGTTTTCCTTTTTGGCCAAATCAACACCAGTAACTGAGTCAAGAAGTGGTGTTAAATTTTTATACTTTTTGTTTAAAATTACAGCAGCATTATATAGTTCTGTAAAGTTTCTTGCATTTTCAAGCATAACAGATAGCTTTGGCTCTATTGGATTATATTCATCATCTTTTGATGCATAAAAATCATATATAAGCCTGGTTAATGATGCAAGTATAATTCCATCTTCATTAAGCTTGTGTGAAACAAATGGGCTGTAATCTGAAAAGAAACTGGAAATGAAGCTGTCAAGATTATCAAAAGATAGGGAGCCCCATCCAAAGTCAGTAATATCGACCAATATTGCTTGAGTTTCTTCATTAGAAAACCATGAAAATATCTCATTCATTTTTAATGAAATAAACTGAAGCTTCTGAACAATACCTGATTGAATCAATCTAGTCTTTGCCAAACCAGACTCATCTAAGAACTGAGGATCGTTTGCCATAAATGCCCAAGAAATATCTAGTGAAGGTCCACCATCCCTTGGTATTTTTATATCTGCATTTGAAAGAGTGTATTGTGTTTTAATATCCTCAAGAGAGTCTTTTGTTATAACATTTGATATGTCATATGCATACTGCTTTGATAGCATTCTAACAGGAAGAACAACTCCATGAGAAGAGGATACAATTGCGGTTTTTGATGAAACTGAAACTCCAAAGTTATTTAAATTCTGAATAAATTCATCTATATTAGAACCAATAACCTGATTATAGTATCTGCCTACCGCTTGAGTTTTGTCACCAGGAAACCCTGTCCTAATATGCTCTGAAATCTTAGTTGAAGAATCTCCAAAGTCTGATGTATCTCTTGATACGTTATAGTTATCAAAAAGAAGATTATTTGGTGGTGGCCAAGTTGGTGCTATATAATCTATTTTCTGAACTCTAATGTCAAAAACCCGCTCCCTATTCATAAAAGATTCAATGGCAGAATCTGTCTCTCCAACAGAGAATGGGTAACCTTTTTTGTGCCTTACATCAGCTAAAAATACTCTACTAAGATCTAGATCTCCAAGATTTCTTATGTATCTTGATAAGAACTCTGAGCCCTGCTTATTATTTAAACTTATTAAATCTTTAGAGATAAGGCTAAGAATGTCTACATCATAATCCTGATATAATCCACCCTCTAATTTTTTAACCTTAATATCTCTTGGAACAATACAGATATAAGCCTCTCCTACAGAGTTATCACTAGATAGTGATGTTCTTGAGGATGAAGATCCCTTTGATATTGATATTTTCTTTAGTAAGATTAAATATGGCTTGCGAGAAAATCTATAAACTTCATTTCCAGAAGAATCTCTCTCGGATATATTTGAAAATCTAGATAGCTCAAGAGTAATTCCAGTTACAGAGTGTCCAAAGGTAATTGGAGCCAGTGAGGCACTATCGCCTTCATCAAAACTTACCAGGCTTGAGTCTAGAGAGATCCTTCCATATTGAACAGCGTTTGATTCAAATATTTCTCTTGCCTCACCAAACAACATTCTTCCTTCTAGAATTCTTTCTTTATTCTGCTCAAAGTTTGAAGGATCTCTCATAAGAATTAGGCTTTCCGCTATTCTATCTAAGGTTTTTGCAGCACTTTTGATAGATTTGGAGCCAATTGACTTATTTCCAAGGTCAGCAATAACATGGTCAATAGATGATATTGCCATGTCAAAGCATCTTGAAAATCTAGCAAAAACAATTGCCTGTTGAGCTGCATACTGTGGAGACTCTTCTTCTTCGGGTGGAACCCCACGAGAAGATATGTAGGAGATAAAAAATTCTTCTGGTCTGTAAATAGACTTAAGATCATTCTGTATTATTGAAATATATTCTTCAAATAATTCGTTATTCATCTTTAAAATATTTGGAACAAACAAATCTCCATCCTCTGGAACTTGAGAGTCCAACCCATTCATAGAAATCAACTCTTGTATACGAGATTCTATATCATCCATTCCAGAGCCAAAGGATCCAATATAAAAAGATGATTCTTTATTAAGGAAATATCTTTGATAAATACTCCTTATATTTTCAACCATATCAACTGCATATGATAGAACTATTGCTCTTCCAGTATAATCAACTATCTTTTTGTCCATCATGTCAGATATCTTATGCTTTGAATAGGGAGAATAAAGAAGCTCAGCAAGATATGATGATATCTCACTTATTCTTCCGGGAGATAAAACTTTATTAAGTGAAATCTCATCTACTTCAAAGATGGAGGATAAATTGTTTTTTACTGCTGATACTAACTCAGACTTAATTAAGTTTCTAGCAGCCTCATCGTTTAAATTAATTATATTTGGAGTAGAGAATCCAGCATAGTATTGAGCTATGGTTGCTAAGCTAAGAAATTTATCATATGATGTATTTCTCTCTATTAGACCAGAAACATCATAAAGTCTCCTAAAATTATCCTGTATGTCAGACATTCTTTCTTCGATTATTCCAAGATCATTTCTGGCAATAGAAGAAATAAATTCTTCTAGCTTTGGGATAAGGTTTGGTGGTGGCTCTGGAGTTCTATTTGGGTAGCTAAGAAAATCGATCTGAGAATCTATGGCCATAAGACCCCAGGTTCGTGATAGTCTCAAGAGGTTTATGAATCTCTTAGATGCCTCTACAGATTTTTCTGAGAAGGAATCCATGCAAATTACTTTTGCGTATTCTGGGTTAGAATGAAATTTTATTGAAGAATCTTTAGTTATCCCTGGAAACAAAACTTCAAAAATAGAATAGCGTTCAATTATTTCTCTTGTATTTAGCTTATCATCTTCATCAGAGAAAGATATTTCTTCAACATTCATCTCTTGAACTGGAATGTCCATCGTGACCACTCCGCCATCCTCATCTTCTGTCGTGGTACTGACCTGACCAGACGCAAACATTTTTATCTTCATGTCTGTTCTGGAAGAGAAGGATAGCTTGTTTGGTTCCCACGGAGAGTCTAAAAATAGACCAATCTGTGGGTTACCAATTACGTAAACAGATCCGTCATCACTCTTGTAGAATATTTTACCACTAGAAATATGACTATTTAGCTGCTCCATGCTTTCAGCTTCACTGGGAGTAATAAATCCAGATTTTCTCAAATCTTCTTCTGAATACTTTACTTTTAAAAGTCCCAAACCGACAGATCCAGAGCCTCTATTGTAGCTGGATGCTATAATCTTAAACATTCCATCTGGATCGGCATTAAGCATAGCAATGACGTTTTTATTTGGTACTGGAGCGGCTCTATTTCCTCCTGACAATAAAACAGAAGAGTGTGTTTTTGCAAACTTCCAGGATTGCTCCAAAGTAAATTTATGACCGTGTTCACAGACCAGTCCTAAGTCCTTTAGAAGTGACAATCCCTCTTCGGTGGAACTATCTATAGTCTGTGCAAGAGAAAACTTGGATAGTTTGAATAGCTCTTTTATTGTTTTTTTTGCAACAGATCTTGGCAGAACACCAGAAAGAATAGCCTCAACGTGTGGCTTAATATCATTAATTTCTACACCATAGTCAATTAATGTTTTTACAGCTGAAACCAGAGAGTCTTTTCCAGAGGATTTTAAAATATTAGTTAAAACATTTCTTATGTAGTTTTGGCTAGAGGGATCTTTATCAAAAAGAGATATGGAAACTTTTTTTCCACAAATTAGATACCCAGACCCTGAAGCATTAAATGCAAGAGAGCCATCTGGCATTGTAGGTGGGTAATTTAGATCAAGTTTGCTTGCAGCTAAAAACTCTGGTTTTTCCAATATAGAATCTGCAACACCATCTGGTATCCGTGGTATGGCAAAATAATTTATTGAACCTTCATATTTTTTAGTATCCATTACGGATTTTGCAATAGAGGAATCAGAGCTAATAAGACATGGACAGTTAGCAATATTTCTTGAAAACCTGTATCCAGGCTGATAGCCCGATAGTTCGTCGTCCCTTTTTTCCATCGAACCTGATATTCTAGAGTAGGCAGAATATTGATATTCTGGTACAGAAATATCATCAGGTGATAGATAGTTTGCCTTTATTTTTGCAAGACAAGAAAAGTTCTTCTTTTTTTCTAATTTTTTAACAATCTTCTGATCTTGTTTAAACGAATCTGCCAACTCAAGAAGTGATGAGGCACACAGAGTCTTGTTTGCAAATATACTCTTACTTCCTGATGTGCTAGCGCCAAGGCTTTTCAAGATATCATTTCTTACTATGTGACCAATAATATTTGATGATATTTGATCATCCAAAGATCCACTTATAGAAGTAGTCCCAGCCACAAGCTCATTTACTTCTCGCCAGGAGTAAGTCTTGCTTGATACTTTTTCTATAGCGGAAAATACCTCTCTCGATGTTTTTCCCTGCATTTTTGCATTAATAATTCTTGATAGATATTCTTTTGCCTCATCTGAAATACCATAACTTTTAGATGATAGCTCCTGCTCAGTTATAATGGAGCCATCTTCTCTAAAAAATGAATATTGAGATGTTTCATATCCAAATGATTCTATAATTTGCTTATACTGAGTTGGAACCTGAGTTACTTGTCCACAGACTCCACAGTTTAATGCATAATACTTTTTTTCGTCTATTACATTTTCATTAGTTTGAAAATAATTTATAGTCTCTTTGGATATATAATCCGTTATTTTTATATTTTGCAATACTTCTTCTGCAAAAAAAGATTTGCTCTTAATAGAAAAATCTGGCGATGCAATCAGATCGCTAATCCTTGTCTCCAAGACTCTTCTTGAGATTGAGTCTATTTGCTCTATCATTTTAGCTTGAATTGAGCTTACCGCATCCTCAATTGAGTATTGATCTTTTTTAAGTGCATTATTATTGACATAGCTCTTTACGCCAATCTCTATTCTTGAGTTTAGCTTTTTATCTGCTACATCCATAAACCATATCTTTGCAATCAAAGAAAATAGATGCTTTATGGCTGATGATACAGATGAATCTGAAATTACTCTTTTTGAAATAGAAAATTTATTTTCAAATTCCCATTCGGCAGTTGACTCTGGAGTCCACGCAGAGCTTATTGCAAACTGTCGGTCTTTTCTAAAGTTAATTATTTGATTTTTAATCTCTAAATCTTTTTCAAGGCAGTTTTTAAAAAATTCATTTAATTTGCCCACACTTCCTTCAAAGGAAGCAGAAACTGTACTCTGATCTAAAGATAGGAACGCTGATGCTTTTTCTTTCATTTGCTGAATGAAATTTGATATATCAACATCAGATAGTATTTCAGGATCTTCTTTGCTGAAGATTGAAATATCTCTTATGGAGCTGGCCGTTAGCGCTGCAGAAACTTCCTCTGGAACATCAAGGGTGTCATTTCTCTTTTTTCTAACAAATTCTTTTTCTGGAATAATTTCTTTTGGAATTAATTTTTCAATCTCATCTTTCTTCTTTTTTGTTTCTGTTGGTTCAGATGGTGGGCTAACAATAGTATCTACCTTATTAAATTCTAATGGTGCGCTTACTATTGCCGACTCTGGAGGATTATTAGAGAGATAATCATCTACAAATGAGGTGATAAAACTCTGATTTAGTATACTGATAACATCAGAAGTTTTAAGCTCATGATCTTCTATTGAAATTTTTGATCTAATAAAATTAATTAATTCCTCAAAAAGACTTCCAGATACAGAAAGCTCTATTCCAACCTGTCCAGAAGTTTTCTCTCTGGATACTTGCTCAACCATTCCAGTTAGATTTTTATTTCTAACCACCCCACTCTGAGGGCTTACTGCGTTATTTAAGTTCTGTATTTTTGAGTCTGCAGATCTCAAAACAGAAAGAGCAGCATCTTTACTTAATACAGTTTTATCTAATTCGTCACCTGAATTATGAGTTAATATTGAAAATAAAATTGCTCTTAACTTCTGATCGAATGGGCCATAAAATGAAGTATTCTGATTAAAGCTTAAGTCAGAAGATACATACCATGGGACATCTTTAGATGTAGCCATTGCCGCTTCTTCTGATACTTCTTCTGTATATATTGTTTGTGCTAAAAGATTTTTATATTTTTCATAAGAATTTTTTATTTCAAGCAATATGTCTTCAGCATAAAGATCTGTTATCATTCCCAAGTCAAAAGATAGAGAATTAAAAAGATTTCTTTCTTTATCATATTTAGAGAGAGATGACTCGTCTATTCCACCCAATAGATTTGATATATTATCAGCATTATCAAATGGGTTTCCTCCTGCAGAAATAATTCTTTCGGCATTAGAAATTGCTTCTGCCAAGATTTTAACCCTATCCGATGGGGGAGGTCTTATATTAAGTGATGGATTGAAAAAAACTTCTTTATAGAAATTTTCTATATCTAACTCTATTTGTGCAATCTTTATAATCATATTTCACTCTAACTAAATACTATTTGTTAGTATATTTGAAAGAATAGTGGAGGATTCCAGTAGGGCAACCCTTATTCCCTCGTCTTCTGTTCTGGATGCAGGAACTAAAATTAATGAGTTTTTTGTATCAATTTTTAAATTGTCTTTTCCACTTAGTTTTAGGTGAAAAATCTTTTTCATTAAAAATTCATATCTTTTCAATAATACTAAATTGTCTTTAATATCTTCTGGATTTAATAAAGTTAAAAATTTATAATATTCATCATTTAATAGAATAGACTTTGGGTTATAACTAAATAGTTTGGAAATATTTAATCCATCTTCATCATATAGCTTTAGATAGTATGGTCGTAAAATTTCTCTACCAATATGTTTTGCTGGTATAAAAAATCCAAATAAACCCCTACCTCTAGTCTTTGTATTTAAGATTGAGAAAAAATTATCTTTGGGATCAGTTGATATGTTTTGTAGTGGCTTTATTTCTGATAGCAATTCTTTTGAATTATTATTTAAAAAATTAAAATTAACTGATTCTAAAATAATATCATTGTAAAATAAAAAAATATCCTCAGAGTATTTTTTTAATATTTCAGAGTTTAAATCTGAATATTTTATCTTAAGATTCATTTTTGAAATTTCTAATTCTGTTTTTTCAAGATACATTAGAATGCAGATCATGATATTTAATAGTCTAGATTTATTTCTAGCTGGCCTTATCTTAGATCCTGCAATATCTATTTCTAGATCTTTTATTTTTTGCTTTACCCTCCCTTTTGCATTGTCTAATAGACTGGAGTAATCTATATTGGATGCTTGAGTCTGAGAATATAAGTCATAAAATGCAGTTCTTGATTCTCTAAATATTTTTATTGCAGATAAAAGATCTGAAAGATTGCTAGCAATATTTTCAAACGGTATTGATACAAACTCTTCTTCTATTGCTAGTAATCTTTTCTTTGAAGGATCTCCATTTAACAGAGATTTTTTCAACTGATCAATTTTAAATTCAGAAATCTCTCTCTCTGTCTTTAGATATTTTAAATAATCCTGTTCCATTACTTATGTAGCATGTCCCTAATCTTTTTATTTCTAGAAAGATTCTTTAGCCTTAGATTTGCAGCCCATGGAGATAGACCAACCTCTTCTGCCGCATCTTTGATGCTATAATCTTCAAGAGAGATTAGCTTTAGGATTCTAGATGTTTTGTCATCTAGTCCTTCGCATACAGATGTGATTGAGGCCTCTGCGTCTAAGATTGCCTCTGCTGATTTTCCGGATGAGAATACAGCATCTTCGCTTCCTACCGAATCAATAAACATTACCTCTTCATCTAGATTTGCACTCATGCGTGCGCCAATCTCCGAGAATAGAACCTCTTTCTTTGCAGTACGAATTTCTTTTCTATAAGTTCTATCACAAGAGTTGCACTCTTTTGTGATGTCTATTCCATCTTTTGTTTCAACCTTAAAGGCTTCGCTTCCGCACTCACATACGGATGGAAGTGAGGCATCCTCTGAAAATGAGGATGCATTATTTGAAAGCTTGTTTTTGCTACGAATCTTTGAAATAATCTTGTTGTGAAGATGAATATGAAGAAATGTGCTCAACTTAACATTTTTAGTGGAATCATAAGAACGAACGCCTTCAATTGCAATAATTGCAAGCTCCTGCTTTACATCCTCTGGAGCGTAGTTTGGAATAAATAGAGAATTTGACATCTTAAATAGGAGTGGATCAATTTTCTTTAGAACTCGATCAAGTCCCTCTCCGGTATTTGAATTTACATAAAATTCTTCATTGTAAAGCTTTACATTTCCCTGAAAGTAGTTGCTCATTTTTTCTCCTTGGTTAAAAAGTAATCAGCTAGGAATCAATTAGTCAGACCAGTTACTCATACAAAGCCCTTTGTAGTCGCAGAAGTCGCAGAGCTTTGAAGGCTTCTTCTGCCAGGTTTGTTCATTTAGAATTAGGTTTCCATATTTTATTATCTTCTCCTCACATTTTTTAAGATCATCAAAAGTAAAGTCCCAAGACTTTGGCTTACAATCATGTTTGAGAAGTGTGTAGCTTCCAGAAATCTTTTCTAGATCGGGAAGCTCGTTCTTCAATACCATCGCATAAACGAGCAGCTGAAATTCGTCAAGGTACGCGGGGTTCTTGGTCGTCTTGTAGTCCACTACTTTATAAGCACCGGGGCCGGTCTGGTCAACCCTATCTATAAATCCTTTGAGAAAAAAATCTCCGATGGTTATTTCGAAGGGTTTTTCGACCCACAGAACGTGAGGAAGGCCGTTAGCCTTTATGTCATTTAGATAAGACTGCATCACTAACTGCATATTTTTTGCTTCTGGACCCAGTAAGTCTTGGTTGAAGTCTTTGACCGCTGCTTCCAAGCATTTTTTCATAAGTCCAGGATATTCTGTTGATGGGAGCTGGTGCTCCATCAGGAACTCGTGGAATTTTTCCAGTGCTAAGTGTAGGCACGATCCAAACTCAAGATGAACCCATGGCTTCTTTTCTATTGGTGGCTTTTCAATGTAGCCGTACCAATATTTTTTTGGGCAATCTTGAAATGTCTTTATGGAAGATACTGATAGCTTTATTTTTTTTGGTGGTTGATTTTGGTCTTGCATTAAAATATTTTACTCATTATGGGATCTTGAATCCAGGAAAAAACCTTTGGATTGCCAACTTGTTGTCCAACGTCTAGAGTTTTAGGTGTAATCTGCTGTATAGATTGAATCCAGCGGCACTCTCTGGAGTCAAAATAATAAAAGACCATCTTTCCTGTTCTTGGATTAATAAAGTATCTGACCAAATTACTACTCTGTATTGATTCTTGTCCGGTTCTAAATCCATAGGAATCAGATCTCGGAGCCATAGTATTATTGGGCCTGTTAATAATCTTAATTGATTGTGCCATCATTTTTTCAGGAGTAGATCCATCAATAATTATTAATCCTGCTTTTGGATCAAAGTCTGGATTATTATTTACAGTAGAGACCTTTGATTGGTATGGTTCTTCAGAAATTAGCATCTCTAATTTAAAATTAATAAAGCTTAAGCTGGTTTTTCCACCCTCAAATTTCTTAAATTTATCCCTATCAGATGCCTTCATTTCTAAGTCAATAAATTCTATTGAAGTTTCTCTTGCCGGATCTCCCCCTAAGTTTACGGAAAGGGAATCAACAACTTCCTTGCCGGGAGGAAGAATATTGATTCCCTGTGTTTCTTCAAATCTCTTTGTTATTGCACCAAGGGTGGTTGTCCATTCATGCTCAAAAATATCTGAAGAATCTGGTCCAGAAATAGCAACCAGCTTTAAAATAACGTTGCTAGAATCTGTTGGAAGCAGGAGTCTGCTTCCAGACATAAAATCAGAATCTATTGTAGGGTCTGTACCATCAAAGGTATAAAATACCATTGATGATATATTGGTCTCTACCTCAACATATTCTGGTATACCAGATATAATTTGATTTGTACTCTCTACTACTGTAAGTATTATTGCCATATATTAAACAGAAGTATTACCATTATAGAATGAAATTGAGCTCTCTCCATTTATTTTTGATACATCTAAAACATTTTCAAATCTCTCTTTGAGAGAATCATCATGTGTAATTACTAGAATTTTATATTTACTTTCTAGCTGCTTAATGATGTTAAGAAAGAGCGTTTCAACGCCACTTTTATCAAGGGGAGAGTTAATTTCATCTAAAAGAAGAAATTCGAGTGAAGATCCTCCATGCTGAGTGGCTATCTCAGAAAGCGCAATTCTAAGGGAAAGTGCAATTCTAAATTGCTCTCCACCACTCAGAGAAGAGAATCCACAAAGAGCACCATCTTTCTTTACATTTAGATCTAGGGTTTCTACAGTTGATATTCCATCCGATCCAACCCTCTGTGTCTCCAGAGATATTGTAAACTGATCTGAGATAGATGAGAGAATTTTATTTGCCATCTTTTCCAGATCTGAAATTACTGCCTCCAAAAGAAGAGATTGAATTCCACTTTTGCCAAACATTTTGGTCATTTTCTCAAAGATAGCCAACTCTTCCGATCTTGAGTCAAAAGACTTTTTGATCTCAGAAAGCTCTACCTTTTTTGTTGCCAAAGATCTGGTCTGCTCTTTAAGGGAGCCTACCTTAATCCCTGTTTGTAGAATTTCTTCTGAAATATCTTCTAGGGAAACTTTTGAAGCCTTCAGCTCCTCATGAAGTGATTGAAAATTCTCATCCTTTAGAGATTCCAATACCTCTTCGTTTTCAGAAATTTTTCTCTTAATGAGAACCATTCTAGAATAAAGATCTTCTTTTTCAGCCTCACCTTGAGATATTTCATCCTTTATAAGTTCCAATTGAGAGGACATAGAATCAATCTCTTCTTTGCCCTGCTGAATAGCCAGATTGTCAGACTTTTGCTTTTCAAGTTCTTTTTTTAGCTCAACTAAATAACTAATTCTTTTTTCTGATGAAGCCTTCTTTCTGGTGTAATGGTCTACCTGAGAGGCATGTTCAGAATGAAGCCTAGATGAAGTTTCATCATCAACCTCTTGATTGCAAACGTGACACTTTCCTTCGTGAAGATGAATATCAGAGAGCTCTTTTAGCTTAATCTTTGCCTGCTGAAGTGAGCCTGAGCATTCAATCCACTCCTTTGACATTTTTTCAATTTTAATTTCTATGTCAGGATCAAAAGATAGGGTTTTGATTTTTTTCTCTAAAGCAGAAATTTTAGATGAAAGTGTCTCACTTTTAGCCAGCCTTTTTTCCAGGTTTGAAATCACCTGATCAAACCTGATCTTCAAATCCTTTCCATTGGATTTTAGAGAGGAAATCTCCGCTACAGCTCTATCCCAAGCGGCAGTATCTATATTGTTTTTCATCTTTAGATACCGCTCTGATAGGGATTCTACCTTCTCCTGCAACGCCAGTTTTTCTTTGCTCTTTTCCTCTAGAAAGGCAGAGGTAGTAGTCAGCTCTGCTTCGCTCAATAGCAGAGATTGAACCTCTAAATTTAGACCGTCATATCTGGCCTGAAGTTTTACAATCTCTGTCTGAATTTCTTTTGCCTTCTTTTTTGAATCTTTTTCAAAAGAGTCCCACTTTGAAATATCAACAATACTCTTTAGAATCTCTTTTTTCTTTGAAGCCTCAGAGGTGGCAAATTCGGAAATATCGTTTTGTCTAAAGTAGGCTGAGTTAATAAAGGTTTTATAATCTATTTTTAATAGATTAACAATTCTATCGTTGGTATCTCCAGAGGTAGATCCAGAAAGAGACTTCCAAGAACCATCCTTATCAAGAATAAATAGATCAACAGTAGAGGAAGAAGTGCTTCGCATTCTAACTCTTTTCACCAAATATTCTTTACTTAGGTGAGAAAAATGAAGAGAAACTTCACACCTATTTTCTCCCCAAGTGATAACATCGTCCATCGTAGTGGCTCTAGATTTATTATAGAGGCACCAAAGGATTGACTCCATTACAACGCTCTTTCCTGCTCCGTTAGATCTGTTGTAATCCCCATCAACTGAGCCGACCAATAGGGCTGAGTTAAATAAAGAAAAATCAATCTCGCTGGATTTATGAGAAAAGAAGTTATCAATTGTTAATTTCATTGGAAGCATGTTACACCATAATCTTTTTTGCTTCTTCTAGAAGCTTTTGTAAAAATGAATCTTGAAGTCCCTGTGTTTTTGCAAAAGCCTCAAAAATCTCAAAATCTGTCTTGTGAGATAAAATACCTTTGTCTTTCTCTAGCTTAACCTGTTCAATATCCCAAAGAATTTTTGAAACATGAAATGCACCAAGAGTGTATAGGGTTTTTTCTATTTCTGATTTTGAAAAAAGAGCTTGTGTTCCATCCTTAATTTTTATTTTGGCACGACAAATCTTTTCAGCTAAATCATACCTTTTGAGCTGTTCTCCGTAATCCTGAAGATAGGTGAATGCGGTAGAGGCAGAGAGATCTATACTGAGATCCATTAGCTCTCTCGTTGGTATTTTTATCTGCTGGATTTCCTTTGTTTCTGAATCAAAAAGAATAAAAAACTTATCTACATCAGAATCTCCAAAGTTAGTTTTTTCTAAAGATCCAACATAATAAGCTGCCGGCTCAGACTTTCTAATTCTTCTAAATTCATGATGGTGACCCATCACTACCAAATTTGCTTTTGATAGGGAATCTGGAGAGACTAATACCTCGTGTCCACCATAATCAAAATAGCTTCCCTCAAAAAAGAAGTTGTGACCAACCACAACGGAGGTTACTCCTTCTGGTAGTTTTTCTGTCAGCTCTTTCAGATGAGAGTTGAAAAGATCAGTACACTCTTTTGAGCTAGAGCCAGAATACATTCTCTTATCCCTATAGGGAACAAACAACATTGCTTGAGATTCATCCCTTTTATTATGATAAGTTATTGACTCTGGCTTCAGCAGAATTCTAACATTCTTATAGGAATTTGCCTGCATAGTGGCAAGAGCGCTAGTGTAAGTATCCCCCGTCTTTCGGTAATCATGATTTCCCATTATTACAACAGTAAAGATATTGGCATCGGATAATCTTTTGATTGCTTTATCTGCAATCTGAATATGCTCTGCGGTTGGATTTCTTACTTCAAAAAGATCACCAGTCTGAATAAAGACTTCTACTTCATTAGAGATTGCATAGTCTATGATGAAATTAAGAGATTTTTCATAGTCATCGATTCTAGTATTTCCACCCGAACCATTTGAACGGCCCATAGAAAATATTGCGCCAATATGTGTATCGCCACAAATAATTGTTTTCATTTTGACTCCAGCATCTTTTTTAACTTCTCATTCATTCTTTCTATTTTGTCAGGATCTTCTTTTGCCAGATCAAAAGATATTTTATCTATTTTCTTCATAAGACCATTCATATTTCCTATTTCTTCAGGATGAAGAATGAGGAAGTTTCTTATGATAGTGGAAGTATCAAGCAAAAATGGGAATACGACTTTCTTTTGCTCTATTACATCCTGATAGGCTCCCGGATTTTTTACCATACTCCTCATGTCAACCATAGCTTCAGAAAATGTTTTGCCAGTACAAAACATATAAAAGTCTATAGATGAGACGCCCTGATTGCATCCATAACAGAAGAAATTATTATCTCTGGAGTTAATATAGCAAGATGAGGTTTTCTCCCTCCCATGCTTATGATCTTGGGAGGGGCATCGGCAGCGATAATCAAAGTTTCCAGCCGAAGTTGAATCAAGCTGAATTCCGAATTGGGCAGCAAGCTCTAATATTTTAACTTGCTTTGCTATGTCTGTTCTGGATGCAATTTTCATGATTAGTTAAAGTACGAAAATAGGTTTGACCAAAAAGAGGTTTGTTTTGGAGCAACGTCGTTTTTGGTAAGATCGTTCCTTGCCACCCTAAAATAAACTGGGTCAGGACAGGACTGATCCATATAGTACGCCATTCCCGGCTCAGTAATATTTGCAGCAAGAGAAGAATTCATGATAATTCTTGACTCCATTTCAGAAGAAACCCTCATTGCAATTCTTCCAGTAAAGTTTGCCTTAATCTGTCCTGGCAAAATAGAGGAAGATGGTCTTTGGGTTGCCAAGATAATTGAAATTCCTGCTGCCCTCCCTTTTTGAGATAGGGTCAGGATCTTGTTTAGATTTTTCTTATTTGAGAGATAGACATCGGCCCATTCGTCAACAATAATTACCTGAGGTGATATTCTGGATTTTCCAACTGCATTATTTTGCGCGACAGAAACAAAACCATCTCTAGTAAGCGTTTTGTAAACTGAGTCCATTCTAGAGATTAGACTATCAAATAGCTTCTCAAAGTTTTCAGGATTTGACTCTACATGACATCCATTTCTACCCTTGAATTGAGTAAAGTCTACCATCTTAGGATCTATGATTACAACTCCTACATTTGCAGCAAGGAGACACTCTATCATCACTTTTAGCAGGGTACTTTTTCCTGCGCCGGGGGCACCTGCCACGAGGGTATTAGGCACGGCCCCCTGATCCACTACCAGAGGCCCGCCTAGCGCGGTGCAGCCCAGAACCATAGGGGAGAGCGCGCCAGCGGGCAGGAGGGCTAGGGCGTGGCTTAGGTTCATCGTATCAATGTCCCTTCTTTGAAGGGAAATCTTGAATGAGCCTGTAGCGTAATCTATCTCTCCAGATGGCTCACCAATGCACCCCATATACAGTCCAAAGTCCTGAACTGATCTTGAGATTTTTGAGAGTTTTGTACCAAATTCTGGATAGATCTGAAATAAATCAAAAGACCCCATCGGGGTCTTTTTTATCTCTGCAGTCTGAATCTTTTGAACTAAGAAAAAGTGTTTTGCTCTCTCTACGTCTGAATTCATCTTACCTCTTTAGCTTTTTTAGCTCTCGCTCCAATTCTCTAATCTTGACCTCGTTTTTGATTAACTCATCCCTCATCTTAAGGGAGGAACGAAGGGAGAGGATTATGAGGCCGAATATTCCTTCACCCGGTACTACCTTATCCAATTCATCAGCGTTTGTCAATAGCCTCGTTAGAATAGACTTGACATTGTTGTGATAGGCAGCAGTCTGGTTATCTGGATGGGTTTTGTCCCCCAATAACTTCTTGTACTCTTCAATTACCGCTGAAAACCTAGTCTTTAGTTCTTGCTTTTTTCCATCAAGAAAGGCAGAGTTCTTTGGTATCTCTATTTCGTCGTTCATTTTTTCTCCGGAATTATGACCAGATAAATTCCGCATTCTTTATGCATCTGAAAGAATTTCTGGATCTTTAAAATTTGATCTCCCTTAAATATACCAAAATCTCGGTGTAAAAAATTAATAACATTAAAGGCTTTGCTATAATTTTCTATAGGCCCAGAAAAAAGACCTGCTGCTCGATCCAAAAAATCCATTACCTTATCCCGCTTATCTTCAGGTAAAGATGATATATCTAGCAGCAGATTATTATTAGAAGCACAAAAAATAAAGCCGTCTTTGTCAGCGTTCCCATTGCATCCCAAGTATAAATTCAATTTGCTCACTTTTTTTCATTATACTGAAATTAATTAAATTACGTTATATTTCATAAACGACTTTGCATAAACAACAAGATTTTCTCCAGAATTTGCACAGTTATTTCTTATATTTATAATAAGGTTGTTTGGCGTTGTGCCATCAGTTTGAAATATTCCTGAAAATCTAAGAGTATGATCATTTGTATTTCCAATCTGCTGTGGGTATGTGAAGCTTGGCGCTTGCTTTGTTGTTTCGCCTGGAGATCCTGCGGTTGGACCAGCATGAGCAGCGAATCCTAATGCTACCTTTGAGGTGTTTGCTCCAATTGTTCCAGACCCTGTAGTTAGCGATACGGTATAAGTATTGACGGCCGCAGCATTTGAAAATGCCAGCAGGATGACTCCATCTATTTCAACAGTTGTATTTATTGGAATCACTCCTGTTGCTATAGCTGAAGATGTAGCTCCAAAGGTAATTGTTAAATCACTACCTCTAACTATTGATGTTTCTGTCATTGAAACTGTTGCAGTGTTAGGACTTGTGGTTACCTTTATTCCATTTGACCCTGTTAGGGTCATTGCTGTATTGCCAAGACTTGCGGTAGTTGGAGTTGTACCATCGGTAAATGTACTATAAGTATATCTTGCTCCAGTTCCACCATTTAGTGATGTAACACCAGCATTTGATATTGTTAAACTATCACCCGGACCATTTACAAGAACGCCAATTCCAGTACCTGCAATAAAGGTGACTGTATCAGTTGCCTGATCAGCAGTAGCGGTATTATATCCATCAGAGATGGATCCGAAAGAATTATAGGTTATTGCGCCTTTAGCCGTGTTAAATGTGGTTACGCCATCATTGTTTACTGTTACATTTCCAGAGCCAGATGTTGTAATGCCAGTCCCTGCGGTTATGGCAGTAACACCGGTGTTATTTATTGTAACATTTCCTGTCCCAGCAGAAACTGATATTCCGGTTCCAGCAGTCGCCTGAGTTACTCCAGTGTTTGATATGGTTACGTTATCACCTGGAGTATTTACAACAACTCCTATACCAGATCCTGGAATAAATAATATAGAGTCATTTGCCTGATCTGCAGTTGCAATATTGTAGCCATCAGATATAGAACCAAATGAGTAATAAGAAATATTTCCTGTTCCGCCATTAAACTGAGTAACGCCAGTATTTGATATGTTTATATTATCACCTGGACCATTTACTATTGCACTAATTCCAGTCCCTGAAATTATCGTGAAGGTATCGGTTGCCTGATCTGCTGAGGCAGTGTTATATCCATCTGAAATGTTAGCAAAAGAATTATAGCTTACAGCACCTTTTGCGCCATTAAAAGTTCTTACACCATCATTTGTTACAGTTACATTTCCTGTTTGTCCAGATATAGTTATTCCAGAGCCCTGAGTTATCTGAGTAACGCCAGTATTTGTAACGGTTGCACTATCAGTATATCCATCTACAACAAATGATATACCTGCTCCAGAATTAACCTGAAATGTATCCATTGGCCAATCTGCTATTGCAGTATTGTAGCCATCTGATATGGCTCCAAATGCATTATAGGATATGGCTCCCTTGGCACCATTAAATGTGGTAACTCCATCATTATCTATCGTTAGCTTGTCAGCTCCAGAATCAACAGTAAGCTTTATTCCGGCTCCTGCGGCAAAATTAATGGTATCCATTGCCTGATCTGCATTTGCCGTATTATAGCCATCGGTAAATGCTCCAAATCCAGTATACGATGATGATACGGTTAGTTGATTTGCGCTATTTCTGACTATAGAAACATTGCTTCCGCCAGTAATTGTAAC